TAGGATTTCCACCTCTACCACCAGATACAGACCCAACAGACCCACCATCGTAACCACTAGATCCCGAAGTAGTGATCTGAATATCTGTGGCTCCTGTAGGTATAACAACTTGGAATATTCCACCACCTATAGGACTGCCTGATGCCGTTACTCTTGCCATAATAGTTAAAATTTAATTATGTATTCGACTAATATAAACGGTGTCACTACTTGATCTAATTTTTTGACATTGCTTAACTTTAAATCAATATATGAAACTATGTTTTCAGCAGATGCAGTAAATGCTTCATGACGATACGCAAACGTTTGCGTATATAAAGTTGGTTTAGCAATTTTATGTCTATGTATAGATGGTCTAGTAGTATTTACAGATGTAGTTTCTAATTCATTGCCGCTACCACTATTAGCAGTAAATCCATTATTTAATCCATCACCACCAGAATATGTTGCATGATTAGCAGACCAAGTTAAATATTGCTGTCCAACCGAATTATGCGCATGTGATTGAAAATTTTCAATATCTAAAGTTGTGGAGGAAGTAGTTGTATCATATAAAAATTTTGAATTACCTTGTAATAGTTTGTCAGCTGAAGCACTGATGTCAAAGTTTCCTGTATAAGAAACATTAGCTCGATTGCCAATATTGCTAACTACTTCTACTTCTGCGCCTACTTTATTTAATGGTTTTGCTCCTGCTACTGTTTGTTGAGATTCTACAGTAGTTGCAGTGTAAACTCCAGAATCTCTTCCTGCTAATATAACTTTAGATCCGAGATCAGGTAATTGAAATTGTCCTAAATCATTTTGTGTTAAATCAGCATTTCGCAAAGTAACATTTTCTTTTTTAAATCTACAATCATCTCCAACACCAAGAATTTGAGATAACGCATAAAATTCTTTAGCACTTTTTATACTACCGTCACATTTTAAATATCCAGCAGGTATTTTATTTTTAAAAGTGGAAGACAGCGGATCATTGATGGATCCTATACCTGGGGTGCTGTGCACTAGTATTAATCCAGCACAACCACCATATCTTGATTTTTCTTTAGTGTAATTTGCCATTTTACTCCTAGTAAGCCCTAATTATGTATAAGCAACTCATCGACGGTTGAGAAGTGTTAAAATTGATTTGTAATGCTCCTTTATTTTCGGCGTTACCCAAAACTAAATTAGGAGAAACGACAAGGGAATCAACATTTAGAGTACTAGCAGGTTTAGTAGTTCCTTGCACAAAAGTAATTTGAATTTCATCATGATCATGAGCCACTACAAGTGTTGGATCTGATCCTCCAGGAGCAGATGTTCTTGTCATGTCTTGTTGCCCCACATTAGCAAATATGTTAAAATTCTGACTGAATCCATCATAATAATTTTTTGTAAACGCAGGAACAGATACATTAGCGCCAGATATACCATATGGCACATTTACTACACCTCCTGCTGTTGTGGGACCAGTTAATCGAGGACTAAGTAATGTAGTAGAAATAGGAGTAGAGCCGACATTTTGGGGTTTCATATTATATGGAGGAGATTCTCTAAGACATCCTGCCACAGTTCTTCCTGGTTGCCCAATACCCCATCCACTTTTGTTTACATCACCTTGACTTTGAGGATTTAAAACAAGGTAATACCCAGGAAATACTTTGTCTTGTGTGGTAGTGCTAAAAGTATAAGTTCTCGTAAGCGTTATATTTGAGTAAGGAATAACTCCTTTTCCTGGTCTAAGTTCTGGCGTTAACCTAATTGTAGGATATGATCCAGGATGACTATGCGCTGTTAGATGATTTCTTGATAATTTTCGAGGAGCAACATATACTACTTTTTCCGCTTCTCCAGGAATTATAGTATTACCCTTAATTTTTCCACTATAACCGAGACGATCAGTTGGTGAAAGATCAAAAATAATATCAGTGTATTTATCATTAAAAACATTACTTATTCCTCTACCAATATTATCACTTTCTTGCCCAACAATAGGAGTTATAAGGTTTGCTGCAGTTGTCGATTGATCTATAACTCTCGGTGCAGAACCGCCAAAATAACTTGACTCAATATCCATCAATGTTTTATCATTTAAATCAGGTAATTTAATTTGACCTGTATACGCAGGAAAAGTACCAGCAAACGTCGAAACTCCTCCATTATAAGTATCTCCAATTGCTTGCGCTAAAAGAGGATATTCAACTGCTAGCACCGATCCTTCACAAACTATCCAACCATTTGGCACATTTCCTATTCCACCAGTCCACGGCATAATTGTGCCAATCGCAGCAGCTCTAGCAGTTTTAGAACTTTGATAAAACATATTCTATACCTCTAGTAAATACCAACCAAGTTGGGTGTTTGGCAAACCACTTTGAGCTCCACTTGGTAATAGATCCCCAGCATAAACAAGACCAAATGAAGCATATGCAGTTTGAACTACCATTTCTCCTCCAGTAGCATATCCTGCAGGTATTGAAAAACCACTTCCTAATATAATTTGTCCTGTGTTGTCAACACTGCCTTGAACTCTAACTCCATCAGGCGCTCTAACCACCAAACTTATGTTGTAATTCATACTACCACTCACATCAATAATTCTAATCATATCACCCATTAAAGCATTTTGTGGCAACAAAAATAACGTATTCGCAGATACAGCAACAAAATAATTTTTATTTGCTACTCCAGTTGTAGTTCCAGCACCACGATATACCCATTCTCGTCCACCTGTTCTGCTAATATAGTTATCAATTCCAGCAACTTTTAAAGCTCCAGTATTAGAAACTTTAAATATTTCAGTTGCTCCAGAATTAATAGTTAAATCGCCACCATTAATTGTTAGATCAGCACTTACATTAGGCAAAGGAAAAGTAGTTGATCCAAAAGCACCACCAATTTGAATACCACCACCAAATTTACTTGTGCCAGTGCCATAAGCAGAAAATGATCCATATGTAGCGAAATCACCAGAGCTATTAACAAATGTTAATCTAGGGGTAGTGCCAGTAACATCAAAGAATGTCATATCTCCGCCATTACTAGTAATAGATCCCTTAGTAATAATAGATCCAGTAGCAGTATCAATTTGAAAAGTAGTAATTGCTGGAGTTGCTCCGTTTGTAATTCGGAAAAACTCAGTATTTATAGTTGACGATCCATTAATTGTTAATGTATTTTCAGTAGTTAATGTACCTGCGACATTTGTGTTTCCTGTTGACGCAGCAACAGTAAATCTATTAAATCCAATACCAACACCTAAGTTTCCTAAAATACTGGTATTTCCTGTCGTAGAATCTACTCGAAATGTTGTTGCAGCAGGAGATCCGCCATCATTAATTATCAATGCTTGTGGATCCGTTGAAATCAATGTAACAACTTTAGCAAATTCTTTTTCTGATAATCGTAAATAATCGTTAGTTGTTAATACTCCACCAAATTCTGCTACTCCAATTATAGCGTTAGCTGTTGTTGCTCCAATACCACCAGGAGGAGAAACAATATAACTTGCTTTTGGTTGCTTGACAAACTTAGCAATAACACAACCATCTGGATGATCAGATCGCAAAGTAGTGCCGTCTTGTGCTCTTTGTACTTCAATTCTAAATCCTTTTGGATCATTTGGATTTGTTAGATTTGTTAATCCAACAACTTTGAGAATTTCACTAAACGCTTCATTATTAGGAGCTGGAGAAAGTGGATCCGCTCTATCAAGGAATATTAGATCACCAATCGCAAAATCAAATTGTCCTGGAAGTGTAATTGGTAAATTGTAATTAGTGCCTACAGAATTTACAGTTAATACTCTAATTGTAAGATTTCCTCCAGCAGTGCTACCAATACTACTATTAGGAATTGTTAAAATATCACCAATTAGATAACCATTTCCTGGATTATTATTAATAATAGTAATGGTTTTTGTAGCATCATTATTTACAGTGATTGTAAAGGTTGCGCCTAGTCCAGCACCAGCAGTAGTAGTAGCAATAAAACTATATGCCGAGGCAGTTCGCGTAAGCGGATTATCATTAGTTTCTTGTACAAATGTAGCTACTTGCCCACCCGCAATCAAGAAATTGGTTGATCCCCACAAAGCAACGCCTTGAGTATCAATAACTCTTCCTGTTGCTTGATACTTATAGAAATCAATATTTTGATTAAGATTACTACCAACTACATGTACATCAGCAGCAGTATTAAATCTCGCTCTACTAATTTCAACATTTCCAGCATTTAATCCACCATTTAATCTAATGTTGCCTTCTATGTTTGCTGATGCAAGTACTCGAAGACTATTATTTACAGTAGTAAATCCACCTACCGAGCCAATACTAAGTATGGAAGAGGCATTTGCAAAATTTACTACTCTAGGTAATCTAAAAATGTCTATAGTATCACATTGAGTAGAAATACTAGCAAAAGAAGATCCCGCTCCAAATTTAGTACCAATTTCAAGATCTCCAGCAATTGAAGTATTTCTAGTGCCAATAAGTGTTTTACTATTTGTGTTATTGAATGCACCCCCAATTCTAATGTCACAAGAGACATTATCAGTTGGCAAAATATTAGTATCAACAACTGTAGCAATATCAACGATTGCATTTTTAGAATTTGTATGAATTAATAATTCAGTTGCGATAGCCGAGTTACCGATAAAAAGATTTTGTGAAATACTAGAATTACCAATACTAATGCTCTGTGCCGCAGTGGCACTATTAAATAAATTAACACTGCGTCCATATCCAAACAAATTTAATATGCTTGTATTAATTCCATTTGCAAAATTAAAACTAGTAGCAGATGTAGATATGCCACCACCATTGATAGCAATATTGCTTTGGAATGTAAAATCTCCAGTGATTCTAGCGTCACCAGAAATTACTAAGTTTTTATCTAAAAGACCATCATTTACGTTGATACCAATTTTACCACCAGTAGAATTTGCAGTTAATCCTGGCGAAATTAAAGGAACTGTAGAAATTCTAAACGTAGCAGTATCATCTATGTTTAAACTATCACCGCCAACAACAAATGCTTTATTTGTATTAGTGCTTACAGCTAAATTACTAAAATTATTTTGTAGTTTACCACTAATAAATGCATTTCCAACTACATCAAGAGTTGCTCTAGGATCTGTTTTGGTTGTTACATAACCAACATTCCAATCATCAGAATTTGTTCTGGAAACAGTATTAATACCTAATCTATAATCACCGTAACTATCAGATTTTGTTCTTAAAGCTTCTGCACCTATTACACCAACTTCTTTCCATTCCGAATTAGATCTCGCAATTTCAATTGAAGGTTGTGGTCCGCTACTTACAGGAAACAGATATGGAGGAGCTCCTGTTAAAGTAATTTCAGATGCTCTACTAGCTATCAAATAAACAAAATTATTACTTGCATCGTATGGATATCCTATTGCAACATTATTATAAACAGAATGTACTCCATTCAGAAGAATTAAACTACCTACAGCTCCAATAATTCTAATTTGCGAATTAACAGTAATTCCAAGTGATGTATTAGATTTTCCTGTTTGGAAGATAAGTTTAATTACATTTACATTTGAAAATAATTCCACTGTAGTAATGTCAATTAATGTTGGATCTGATAATGAATTTAAAGTAAAAGCAGAAAAAGTATTAGCATACATCCAACCAAGTGATCCAGAAAATCCTGTCTCGGCACCTTTAAGAATCATATCACCAGAAAGAGGTGAAGTAGACCCAAAAGATAATGTTTGTGTTACACTAAGTCGTGCTTTTGATCCAGACGTATTTTGATTTGGTGTATTATTAAGAATAGATGTACGGAAAGAATAACGTTGTGTGCCACGAGTATTCATATCGAATATCGCTGCTCTTACTCTATTTTTATCAATAGTGACATCACCAGCTGCAATAGATGCAAGCTTTGGATCATCATCACCAGGCCAAACTCCTAAACGCTGTCCTGGATTAGATACAACCTTCAACGAAGAAGCGGTCATCACTCCTTCAAATTCTGGATCAACGTTAATTTCTACAGGAGAATTGAAAAAGTTTTTTAAATTTGGAGGAGCATTAAGCGTAATAATATTCTCAAATGTTACTGGATCTTCAAATACAGTAACTAAACTTCCTAAATCACCAGGATCTTCTTCTTCTTCATCTAAGATAATTGCTTCGACAAATGTCTCTTCGCCAGTAATAGCATTAATTTTCTTATTACCAATATACAACTCACCGTTGGAGTTAATACCAGTATAGAATACAATGCCTGCATCTTGCTTTTTAGCTTGAGCATAATAATCTTGAGTTGAAGTTAAGATAACTGTTTGTCTTGCTGGGAATCCAGTTGAATAGTTTCCTGGACCAAATCCCAAATACTCAAACGTGTGATTACCTGCACGAGCAATAGATGGTCTACGTAATTCAACATAAAGTTTTTGCTCTAGTGGATATGCAGAATCTCCAGCAATAGGAATTAAACGCTCTTCTGCACCAGATGAAGCTGCTCCTGCTCTAGATTCAATTGTATTAGTTGTGAATGTATAATTTCCAGATCCAGGATCTTTAATAAAATCTAAAACTGCTTCTTTAGTTAATGAATTTTTAGCATCATTGATCACAACAGATCCATGAATATAATTATCAGCAGAGCAAATAGCAGATGGTGGATCTATAATATTTGTATTTTGACTACCACCTAAATCATCAGATCCATCATATTGAAACAGTAATGGATCATTTTTATAAGATAATGGATACAATCTAGATATCGGTTGACTAAATTTAAACTTCTGGAAGTTGTTTCCAACTCCAGATCCTGTAGGTAGAGGTGCAATATCACCACGAACTGCTGTCAAATAGTATACGCCATCTTGTTGTCTAGGAATTCTTCTTTGAATTTGGTCAATTTTATAGATGTAGTAACTATTACTCAAATCTTCTACGTCTTCAACACTTACTATTCTATATTGACGAGCGGCATCATCGGTAATGACATCTCCAGGTGTTATAGTATATACATTTGCTGCATCTACTCCATACAAATATTCTTTTTTATCTTGTTTGCCTAAATTTGGTCTCGATAATACCTCAGCCGTTACATCTGCTTGCCCAACTATAATCTGTCTAAAGAAGGTTTGTGTTTTTTCATCAAAATCTATTTCGCCTTCTACGTCTTTCAATATCAAATAATTAAATACTTGTTGTCCACCTTCAACTGCCTCTGTGCCAAACCAAGAATGCACAATTGCAGATCCTTGATATTCACCATACCAATTAATTTTTTCATCTTTTATAAACTCACCATTTCCGCCTTGTGGTTGAGAAACTTTAATAGTTACAAATCTTTTTGCTTTAAGAGATTCAACATCTATTCCGTGATCGAATACAACCATTTCCAAATAATCGCCAACTTTTCTAGCAGATTGAATAGTAAATGATACATTTGATTCTATATTAACACCAGCAATTCTTTTTTTATTTGTTGAATTGTAAGGATCATAAGTTATTGCTGCTTGATTAGAGGAAACAGGCAACCCAAGTCTTTTTGGATTTTGTACTCCTGCTTCAAAAAATGTTGCATCTTTAGGATCATTAGCAGCAATTGGTTTAAGTAAAATTCTTTGTGGTAAAAGTTTTCTAGTATCGTCAGTCCTAACTTTTATAACAAATCCATTAATAGGATCTCTTACATCATCACGATAATTAGGTACTACGTAACGGAAACGATAGATTTTATCAGCAGAAGTTCTAAGATCATTTGATCTGTAAAGAAACGCATCTGGAGTTTTTGGTGGTTTGTTTACGTATGAAGATCCAAGATTAATATCATTAAGATTTAATCTACTGTAAATTTCATTTGTAGACAATAAAGTTCTTACAAACCAACCAGATTGAATTGGATCATATCCAAAAGGACTTCTCTTTTTATTTGCAAATACTTGGAAAGAAAAAGCGAAGGGGAAATTAAACTGTACTGCATTTAATTTATTGATAGCATCTTCTGCTGTTAAATAAATTGAAAATTGAGTGTTTGAAGTATATGTTGCTGGACGCCCAACAAAGTAATATCTAGAGATTTCAAGTCTACCACCAGCTGTTTTAGCGGGTAAAGTATTTAAAGCAGCACCAGTAGCAGTGCCATTTACTAGATTCTCCTCTAATGGATAAAAATAAACCTTTTGAACTTGTGCACCCGCAATACCAGTATCAAAAATATGATTTGTTGTTGTCTCGAATACTCTCGAACTAGATAACTTACAGGTATATCTGTGAAGGTCATAGTTTACATCAGTTAAATACTGATGCACTTCAATTTGAATATCAGGACTTAATCCTTTTGTTTCTGAAGAGTAAATGTAGTTGCCAGCTGTTGCATTTTCTATGCTGGTAGCAAGCATGAATACCTGGTTATCATTAAATTGTGCTGTTGCTCCACCAGAAGAATAATCGTATGGTGCAGTAATTTTTCCAGGAGCAATAACAAAATATTTGGTATTGCTTGTAAATCCTCTAGGAAGTCTTACAAGACGCTTATCAACATCAACAGGTTTTCCTGTTACAGGATCTATTCTAGGAATTGCTACCAATCTTACTGGAGTCCCAGTTTCTAGATTGTGTGGATTAGATCCTGCAATACGGAATAATGTGGCTCTTTGAGCAAAAGAAGAAGTATTTACAAGTTGAGAAATTAAAGGTTCTGCATCAACTCCATTACGAATAATACTATCAACAACACGCATTTTTTCGATGATAGCATCTTTTGTGCTAGCGCATGGATTAGATGAATTATCAACAGTTACCGACGAATCAACTTGTGGGGTTTGTCTTTCAACATTTTCATTACTACCAAACGTTTTTGGTGGTAGTGGTAGTGTATTTGTCAATGCTCCCAAAAGAATATCAAATTCTGTAGCAATACTATAAGCAACATCAGCACAAACAGGTATACCAGCAGAAGAACTGGTAATTGTAAGATCTCGTTGATAGTTTAATGTTGTGTTTACTAATTTTGTATAGAGTGGATCAGTAGATTCTCCATTTCCAGTTATCCAATTACGAATTGCTAGAATAGCAAGGTCTCTTGCTTTACGATAAGCGTAAACACTTATATCAAGTTCTCCTGCAAGATATAAAGCACCACCATTATACTGTAAACTAGGATATACGTAAGACCCATTTTGTAGTTTAGTAATAAGAATATTAAATAATATACTAATTTTATTCCTAACATCCAACAAAGCGTTTGGATTAGTGTTAGGAATATTTGGACCAGCAACACCAAGTTCGGCTGGTCCTTCAGGAATTTCTAAATCTTTTACATTTAATTGATTAGTTACTGCTTTGAAACAAATCTCTTTTGCTGTAGAAAAAGCGGTAACTGATTGAGAGATTTCACCCGTTAATCCATTACTAATTAATGTATTGCCAGTGCTATCAAAATAAGATTTAGTTGCATTAATAATATTATAATTTCCACCAAGAGAAAGATCTTCCGCGATAGCATCTACAATAATTCCAATATCACGCTTACATTTTTCTTGTTGTGCTGGTGACGATCCATAATTAATTGGTGGAAGTGATGGATTTTGTTGTGTGCCAGTTACTAGATCACCTTGATTAATTCTAGCATAAATGATGCTGGATAATGTATCCAAAGTTGCTTGCACATTAGAGCAAGACTGTGTGTCAGTATTATTAGTAGTATTTCCGAATGTGCCAAATACGCTTACACCAGATTGTGTAGTGCCAGGTGCAGGATCTCCTGTTATAGTTAAATCTTTAATTGCTAATTGATTATTAATCGCCTTTTTCATTTCTACAATTGCTGCAGTAAATGCAAAAATTGATTTTGCCTCTTCTCCCTGAAGTGCACCAGTGATCCATGCTTGCTCAACGCCAGTTACAGTAACAATAATATCATCAGCAATATTTGCGCCACCAATACCACTACCAGGAATAGTTAATGTATTTCCAACAGCATATTTAAATCCACTAGTAGTTATGAGTACAGAAGAAACAATACCACTAGCGTTTCGAGTAATTGCAAAAGTAGCATTAGATCCACCAGATGTAGTTGTGGTTGCAACACCACTGTAAGATCTATTTGCTCGTAAAATTAAAGGTGTGCCTGCGGTGTGAGTAAATGTCAGAATTTTTCCATTAACTTTACCCTCAATAAAATATTGACGAGTAAAATCTATAGCATAAGAATTTCCTAAAGTCGTTAGGTCTGTAGATACAGCATCAACAAAGAGTCCAATATCCTTTTTACACTTAACTTCTAAATCTGCAGGAGCTGGATTGGGTAATCCACTAGCAACTAAAGCATTATAAGCAGTATTAATAATACTACCTTTATTTTGCTGAATTAATCTGTAAGCATCTTTGTAACGAGAATATGCGTTTGTTTGTGCATCGCCGCCATTAGTAAATCCACTACCACCATAGTAAAAGTCTGGGTAATCAATAGCAAGTTGAGCAGCTGCTTTATCAACGATTTCTCTTCTGTTTGCAAGAATTAAGTTTTTTGAATCACGATAACGAGTTGGAGCAGCAACATATGATTCTGCAGCAGAAACAATACCAGCATTTCCAAAATTACCAAGATCTTCAACAACACCACCTAAAATTAGTTTGATATCTCGTTTACACTTTGTTTCGTCTGGGATAACAGTAGTTGGATATTGAATTTTAGCAAGATTAAGTGCCTCTTCTGCAATAAAATCTTTATTTAATGTGATTAAGTTACCAGCATCAAAATTTCTAGCAGAAGAACTAGCAAATTTTCCTTGTGATAAAGTAAAGTTAAGTCTTACTCCACCTGATATAAGTCCACTAGCAGAAATAGTAGCAGTTGCATTTATATTATCAGTATCGTTTGAATTACCAAGAATAAATTGTGTTGTGCTTAGGATTTCTCTTACATAAGACCCTACAGGAATAGGGTTTGTCTGCCCAGTAGGCACAGTAGCAGTGACCAACATTCCTTCAACAATACCAATAGTAGTAATACTAGAAGGTACGGTTATTGTTGATTGATTAATTATAGTAGAGCAATTGTTAATATAAAAAGTCCAATTGCGCATTGCTGCAACAGCAAGACTTCTCGCATAACTAAATGCGTCTAAAGTTTCTATTTTTTCTGCATTAATATAGTTTAACTCAGTGCCAACATAATATGATTGACCTGCTTGTAAACTGTTTACATTACCACCAACTCTAAGGTCATTAGCAACTGCTTCTAAAACATAACCAACGTCACGTCTACACTTTGTAATAGTGATATTAGTGCGAGCCAATAAATACGGAAACTTACGTGTAATATAACCATAAGTTTCTGCTGCGATAAAATCACGATTAAGATCAATTAAATTAGCAGCATCTTGATCTTGGTTGCTTATACCAACTGATATACTAGGACTTAAAGTTGTTAATGCAGTATTCCATTTTCTATATCCAGATGGTGCAATCTCAGCACTTCTGATAGATCCACTATATCCTACTGCGGTATCTAATTTAACATAAATTTTGTCTCTAGCTTTTGCACCAATTCTAAATCCACCAATAACCGTAGCAGGTTTAACTAAAGGATCAATTCCCGTTTCGTGTCCAAGATACAATTTTGTAGTAATTGATGTTGTGCCATTAGGTCCATCAAATTCTTGAGCAAAATTATTTCTAGACTTAACTTGATTGAATGTATAATATTGTAATTTTTTGGTAGTGGTAGTAACTTTTTTAGGCGGAATAATGTGAGAAATATATCCACCCTGGTCTTGAGCAAAGGCAAATCCTTTATATCCTATAGCATTTATAGATGTATTACCAAAGTTAGAGTTGGAGTTGGTGATAGACATATCGCCACCACTCTCCATCAAGAAGTGATCAGCAAAACCTACAGCAAAGATAGAAACGTTTTGAATGAAAGCGTCATTTGATGCTTTAACGTGAAAGTTTCTCCAATCATCTTTCCAAAATGCATCACCTTTATTGTGATATGTCGTTGTAGCAAACGCATCAGTTAATGGTGCTTGATTCCAAGTATTACTGAATTCGTCATATCGAATAAATGATCTGTCATCTCGTTGTAGCGAAACACCAGTATACTGAGCAATAACCATCGACTTAAAACCAGTCGCTTTGCTACCATCAGCGTGAATACCACAGATACCCCACGTAGAGCGAATAGAGACGTTAAAAACATATGGTGATGCAGATTCAACAGAATCAATTTCTGCTTGCACTCCAGCGTTTGTATCTAGGTCTGGTGGTGTGATTGGTTGTCCAACTCTATCGCCAAGACCAATTGAAGCTGCATTCTTACCGATTACACGATATGTAAATTCTTTAGCATCAGTTGTGCTAATTTCTTTTACTGCAAAAACACCCGTTAAAGGATCATTTGCTAAAGGTATACGAGCAGTTGCTCCAACAGGCAATGTAGAGCGCACGTTAGTAACAGCAACTGCTTGCCCAACATAGTATCCGTGATTAGTTTTAGTTTTTACTGTTACATCAAGAGCACTCGTGCCAATAACATCAGTTACTACAATAGAATCAATGCGAATGGCATCCTGTAAAGGACCAACGATTCTATTTTCTTGTGGTCTCTGCCCAAATTCACCAGGATCATCAATTGTTGGTTGAAATAAAGAAAATGCACGAGCAATCTTTCTATAAAGTAATCCTAGATCATCTCTATCAGCATATTCAAAATTGCAAATTTTGTGGTGAGAATAATAAGGAATTGTGGTGACAGTAGAATTTGGTTGCGAATATACTTTACCAATTTGCTCTTGTGTGTCATAAAGAGGAGAGCTTGCCGCAGTGTCTCCATCAAGAATAGTAAACTGCCAAAAGTAACAACCACCAGTTACGTTAAAAAGTGTTGTGCGACCAACATCTTTGTCTGCTGGATCTGGTACATAAAGAGGATGCAGACGAGTCCTGCGAAGATCCATACCAATAAGTGATGTGCCTCTAGGAATAGTAGCACCACCATTAACACTGTTAAATTTATAAAGAATATTATTTGGATTTTTTAAATCAACAATTGAATTATCTTCCCACTCACCATTAGCTTGATTAAACGCAAACGGTACTATTTCTTCTGCGTTTACTACTCCTGGACGATTATCAATGTAGTGATTACCAGGAAACAACATAATGCTGAATTGATCAAATCTATCATTTTCAGCACCAGGAACATACGAGAAACGAGCAACTTCTAAGAATGCTCTTTGAATAGTTAAAAAAGGTCTAGTTAAAGAATTTCCTCTGTTATCTAAAGCATCTGAAGCATTAAAATCATCTGGTGAAACATATAGATATCTTCCAGTTTTACTAGAAATCAGATTCTCTAATTTTGTTAATGGCATATCCTTCAGTTACCCGTAAATATGGTATTTCTTCTGATTTATTTATACAGAAAAACCTCAGGAGGATCCTGGGGTAATTTTGTTTTTGATAATAACGAAAGCCTTCGACAAGATTTGAACTTGCGACCTGAGCTTTACAAAAGCCCTGCTCTACCACTGAGCTACAAAGGCGTAGGAGTAGTGAGATTCGAACTCACCCTGGATGGATTTTAAGTCCACTGTCTCTGCCGCTGGACTACACTCCCAAAATTAACGACAATGGATATTATCAGTTTTAAGAAGATCTTTACATTTTTGTATTAACTCAATTAATGAGTTGACAGAAGAGCATTTAAAAACTACTACTGAGTTTTCTTCACTACGAAGAATTATTTTTCTATTGTATAGATCAACTGTAATTTTATCAAGCAATTTTTCATTGTTTTTCATCATAGTTTGCTTGTCTGTATATAGTATAACAGATAAGCAAAAAATTGTCAAGAGGTGATTAAAAGGTTTTTACTAAAAAAAATACAGCGATTTTTTTGCGGTTGTTTTTGTAATCAAACTTAAAATTTCAATTCAAGAAAATTGTCGATGCTTTTATTGTAAGCGTACCACTTGCAGTAAGAGTAACTACTCCAGTCGCTTTTAACTCAGCTCCAGATGAATCAAAAGTAATAACATTTTTTACGGCTGACACTCCAATCTTAGCACTTACTTTACCATATAACGATGCTTCTTGTGTAGCATTACCCAGAATATTTCCTGTATATGATTTAATAACTATATCACCTGCATTTCCTGTAAATTTTTTAAGTTTTCCTGCACCAGCAAGAATGCCAACTAATCCAGTTTCAGTAATTAATCCGTAAGCTCCTATTTTAGAAACAGATGTAATGTAATTTCCATTATCAACTTCTACTCTAAAAGCAGTTTCTAGTGGCGTGTTGTTTTTATTTACTGCAATAACTAATGCTTCTTGTTGAGAAACTCCCCACACAGGTGGTGTTGCTGGACCAGTGGTGTTAACTATATTTCCCTGCGCCTCAATACGCATTTTTTGCCCAGCTTGAATAAAAACATTTCCAGTCGTAGCAATAACTTTATCTCCCGCCGTTCTTTCAGAAGCAGTTGACATAGAAGACCCAGTTTCGTCTATTTTAGATGCTCCTACCTTACTGCTACTTTGTGATGTGCTTGTTCTTGAGACATTACTGTCGTTAATAAATTTACCAGCTTTAATTACAACCTCTCCACCACCAGATGCAGGCAATTCAAATCCAAATAACCCTGCCGCTGCTTTAGCAAATACTGCAGCGCCGCTAAATCCAGCAAGAATATTTACTGCTCTTGTAGCATTTAAACTGAGAGTTTCTGCTGCATGGAATACAATATTTTTTCCACTAAAATTAATATCACCATCATTGCATTCTATATCCAATCCACCATTAGATACGTTAATAGAAAATGCTGGATATCGTTTTTTGTCTATTGATTGAGTGCTAGAGTTGCTTACTGGGTTGTCTTCATCATGTTGACCACTAGTATTGACGTTAATTGATAATGAGGTGCCAACATTTATTCTAGTGTTAGATTGCGACTCAACTTCAATTCTCCCACATGTTAAATCTTCTGCAACTGGACTTGCTGCTTTAATTTTTACAGTGCCTTTTTCATCAATCGCTATATGCGCTCCAGTACTAGTTATTGTACCGAAACTACTATCTCCAAAAGGATTTTCTGCAGTGAATGATATTGTATTATTCTTTACCGTGACATCAGCAGATGGTGGCACTAAACTGACTTGACAACCAGCAACAGAATATAAGGCAGCAGTATCTTCCCAATCAATTTCTCCAGAAAAAGTTAGTCCTGTTGGAAGTGGTGTTGCACCTGGATTTCCGTAACTTAAATCTTTATATTTGTCAGAACTCATTTATAATTCCTCTTACGGACAATCAATATATTCACCAACAGGAGTTGGTCCAACAATCTCTGCAAGATCTCTCACATCTCTCTTATCTAGGCACGTAATGTTTGCGATAGCAATAGCGCCTACACCCTGAGAAACTGCAACTATTTTAATGGTAGGATTCTCAGTAAAAGTTTTTGATTTATCTTTAACGTTTATATCTACTAAAACACCATTCAAAATCACAGCTTCAGCAACATCTAAACTACCATCTACAAAAACGGCAGGAGCAACATCATATCCAAATCCTGGTTTGATAATACTAAATTTAGTAATAATACAATCTAAATTATCTGGTGGATTTGGTGGATATCCTCTACCAGGGCGCATTACTCTTATCTGTCGCAAATATCCATCAATATCTAAATCTGCAACAGCAGAAGCTCCATATCCAATACCATTTCCTTGCACATAAATTTTAGGAGGAGCAACGTAAGGATCTCCAGGTACACAAATAGGTATACTCACAATTTGTCCTGTAATAGAAACTATAGGTTGACATGCAATAGGAGGTTTTGGTGGATCTGGTGGTGGTGGTATTGGTGGAATTGTTATAGGATTACCTTCAATAGCAAATTGAGTAGCAGAAGCACCATTAGTCAATGCTGCATAAACTAATTCTGTTTGCACAAAACTTACTGGTTTGCTTATAGTAATTAATGAAGTTGCTTTGTTGTTAGCAATGACAAAACTACCTGCAAAACTACCACTAACCACATCAGATAACTGAAGATTTGTGCCAAAAATTAAATAATTAACTTTAGTGCCATTTGCTATTCCCGTTGTAGATAAAGTTAATTTTACTGTCTCTCCAGGAGAAAATAAAGATTTCGAAACAGTTAACATATAACTGGATCCAGTAGATCCAATTGGAGGAATATTTATTGGAGTATATATCGCTGTGGATTTTCCCGAGATTTTTATTGTTGTTGCACTACTATCTTTACTAGAAGTTACAATTGGTTTGTTTGAATACGTAGCTTTAGTCACACCAGTCAAGAAAGTAGTTACATTTGCAGAAGAAATAAAGGTTAGTGTAGCAGATCCAGCATAAGAAAATGCATTTGGTGGAGGATTAGTTGTTGTTGGTGATGTAGTTGTTGTCGGTGTTGTGATTAACGGTGGATTGACAGAAATAAATGCTTCATCTGAAATTAATTCTGATGGAATAGTAATAGGTGAACTACACACACATTGATATCCAGTGTCATCATCAGTCATTGCTATAGATTTAATGGTAAACGTATTATTAGTTTCTCCAGCAATATCATTCCAACTGGTAACAGCAGGATCAGTTTGTTGCCATTGATAATTGACTGGGCTACCGTCAGAAGTTGATGCAACTACGGTAAAGGTATATGAATCACCAACATCTTTAGTTGCTCCAACAGGATCAATAATAATATCTAATGTTGGTGTAATAGTTGTTGTTGGCGTAGTAGTTGTTGTTGGCGTAGTAGTTGTAGTTGGAATAACAGGTGGTATTTGTGTGCCTCCAGTAATAGCAACATTCAGTAGAGGTATTACTGGAGATAATGCATCGTCACACTTAACAACTGCTGGAGATCCTTTTGTGTCAGCAGAAATAGCATTAAGCAATGCATCCAAATCATCAGCTAATCCTTTTGCTTTTGTTTTTGGACCTTCTCCACAATCTTGAATTACTTTCTTACATTCCGCAGGTAATCCAGTGCATTGAATACCCAAAAAACTCATAATTTGTGATATGCTTTTAAATATTTCATTTAATGGAGCAGCAATACTACTCAAAATACTCAATAATGGTTGTATAATAGCATCAATGGCACTAGAGATAAAATCTTGCAAAGAATTCATTAACGAATTCACCATAGATTCAATGCCACAAAGAGCTTCTGACCAGAAATCATTTACTAATCCAAACAAAAAATTGGTAAGAAAATTGAATATTCTATCATAAAGATTTTCTATACTACAACCAATTTTTGCTAGTTGTGTCTCCAAAAACTTTTGTATTCTGTCTAATAGTTTTTCTGGTTTCTTTGGATTGTATGGCGGTTTGGCATCTTTTCTTTTGCCTTTATCAGAAATTAAACCAAGTAATGTATTAATTAAATACTGCACACCATCTTGCATCAAACTATACAGTGATCCTTTTAACCAACTAAATCCTTGAAAAATTATTGACATAATTTTATTCACATATCCCATAATAAATGTTTCGCCTTCTCTGACATATCCAGTAACCTTACTTGTTAAGTAAGACCCCACTTGTCCACCAGATTCGGAAATAGCTTTAAACATTTCAGATAAAATAATCTCAAGCATCGAAGCAGTTTTGCCTGTAGGGCAATTTGCTTGTGATATAATAGTGCATTTAATAGCAGCCTCATTCATAGCACTGCCAGGGCATTGCGAATACATCACAGCAGAAGGTTGCCCAAATCCTTTTTCTGGATTAGTAGCAGTGCCTGGTGGTGCAGCTGCTGTTGGCACCTCTCCTTGTGCTGCAGCTTGCACATCTGGTTTGCTAAGTGATGTTGCTACTTGAGGAGATCCCGCAATAGATCCTGGAGCAAAAGTTTTAAATGCTCTACATCCCTCTTGAGATGCTTTTAAGAATGGAATAATCGGTTTAGCTTCATCTCCTCTAGAATTTCTAATAGATCCAATACTTCCAAAAATATATGGTTGTTGCGCCATCTCAGAATCCATAAAGAATCCTATAACCCAATCACCATATGATAATCTTGTTGTAACTCCACCACCTGCAGTAAAAGGATCTGTTGTTGGTGCTACTGTGTTTGCCCACGGTAAACTATCGGTGCCTTGATTTTCACAATCTGCCAAGTGGTGTCCAACAATTCTAACTTTGTAGCGATTAGAATTTTTTAAATTTTCATCAGTTTTTTCTACTTGACCAACCCACCAGTGGAAGCCATCTTTTCCTACAAAATTAGTAGGTCGATTACCATAAGTTTCAAATGCCACAGTTGATATGTCTCATATTATTTTATCTTGCTAGTCGTGTTTTTTCTTCCAAAAGAATCTCTTATCAAACTAATATTTGTCGTGCCAGTAAGTGGTTGTGCTCCTCTCATTATGAAATTATATCCTATACCTTTTATCAAATAATTACCACTATGCTCTTCATCATAAGGATTAGTTTTTCTATCTTCATCACTAGTCATATTAGGAAATAACAATTCTAGTTTATCCCCTGCTCTTATTGTAAGATTTGGCGGGACCACAATATTTAGCTGTTGATTAGAAGCTAATTTATATCTTGCATTAGATTGAGCAATAGAATACTTATAGACATCTTTGTAACTTGCTCCATCACTTCCTGCCGTTTTTGGATCATCATGAAATAATTCATTATTAACCATCTGAGTCATAACACGAGTAGCATGACCCGCTAAATCTTTTTGACCTTTTGGTATTTTAGTTGCTGATCCTAGATGAGACATTTGAGCATATGTATCTTCTATTTTATAAATGTTTTCTTGATATTCGCAACTATTAACATCAAAGAAAATACACATCGTAGAATACAAACCTTGTCTCAACTGCTTGAGTATATCGAATTCATTTACGAATGTATATTCCAGAATTTTTAAAGGAGCGCCTGCTTCAGATCCTTCACTGTTTACAATTCCGTAGTCATAAGTATATTTTGGAGCATCACCACCATAAGGAGATTCTCCCGAAGAGCATAACAAATCTAAAGATTTAAAAACATAAGCATCATGTGTTTCAAAAAATACATATCCAGCAGTGCCAGAAAGTTTTGTTGTATTTGTGGTATCCAAACTTGTAGTGCCAGTAGATTCACCAGAAGATTTATCTTGTGAAGTGCCACCAGTGCCACCAGGTGTATTAGAAGAAATTGTTATTGGTGCTAATTGATAAATGAAATCAAATGGTCTTTTTATTGACGGCAACCATTTCTGCTCAAATCTTGCTTTTTCGCCATCATATTTTTTATCAGTTTTCAAATATTTTTTTAAAATATCTTCAACAATTTTATCATTACTACCACTCAACACACCACCAATACGCAATCCTTCATTAACCATTCCGATATAACTAATAAGATTTAATTTATATACTTGCTGTCTACCAGAAATAACTCGCACATCAATGCCACTAACAGATAAAGAATACTTATATGTTGTTTCGGAAAATGTTTCCGTTTTAATATTAAAAGTCAATAATTCTCTGCCTTGTATAGGTAAATTAGCAAGAAGATTTGCTGTGGTATCCTCTATGATAATCTCACCTAATATGTAAGGATTATTAATATTTTCATAGATAGAAAATTCCAACACAAGTAAAGTTATATCATAACTTTTTTTGTCTATAGTAGTCAGAATTATAGATTCTGCTGTAAATTGTCTGGAGTTTTGTGCCATTGATTTATACTAAATCTGTATATAAGAAATCCGCAAATACCATTGCGCTAGTTTTACCAACTGGCACAGCAGATCCAAAAGATCCTTCTGCTGATGCTGACGGTGCTTTGGGTGCTGCTGATGGCATAACCGCAATTGCACCAGAAGATGTTGCTTGAGTAGAAGTTGGTCTTGTGCCACCACCAGACCCTGGTGATCTTCCTGGAGACGGTCTTGCTGGAGGTGGGATTGCTCTTGGTTTGTTTAATCCTTCCTCTCTATTTAACCTTTCGGCAAGTGATTTAGATAATGCTTCTTGTTTCTGTTGTCTTTCTACACGATCATTTTTTTTATTCCATCCTTTCCACCATGGATTTTTACCAACTGCTTGGTCGCTAACCCCCATATTGACATATCTACCGTCAACTTTTTGGACTCCTAATCTTGTGCGTTGTTCTGTTACTCTCCGTGATCTCAATTGAGCAGCATTACGTCTCATAATATCTTCCTTTCCGCCCCCTGTTCCGCCTCGTGCCATGCCAGCACTCTTCATCGCTTCTGCTAGTGCTGCATTACGATTCAACATATTCCCAGTCATATTTTTTTTATATCCTCCTTGTCCTTTTCTAGCCTTGTCTCCAGCGTCCATCGCTTTACCCCAGCTAAATGGATTAAGTATATTAAACGAGTTACCGTCTTCTGCTTGTTTTGGTTTACCAACCATTCCAGATTGAGCAACTTGAGTTACGCTTTCTGCTTCTGGCAATGCTGCTTGTCTGTTATCTGGATTTGGTGCTGGTTTTGGTGGTGATGCTTTTGCTGTTGGTTCTGGTTTCTTAGTGCTTGTTGGTAATGCAGGTGGTTGCGAAGATGCTCTTCTAGCATAATCAATTTTATTTACTGCTATAGATCCCCTAGAAACTACGCCACTTTGGTTTCCACCTATAATTTCTACTACTCCGTTTTTAACAGGTCCAGCAGCAAACATTACATGAGATCTACTTCCACCACCGTAGTCACCAACCAATACATCACCATATTGAATATTGTTTTTATCTACTGGTGCTCCCCAGTTTTCATAACTATCAGCCATAGCAGAATTAGATCCCATAATTCCACTTCTTTTTAATTGTGAATTAACATATGCGGCGCACCATGGTTGTTGAGTCGGATCAACAATTCCTCCTGCTCCACTTTGCATAATTTCTTCTTTCATTTGACTAGCGTTTTTTCCAATATCTGCCTCTAAATCAGCTTTCAACCCTGCTGGGGCGCCACCTGGAGGATCTCCATCGCCCTTTTTATTTTTCCCTCCTCCCCCACCGCTACCGCCAGATATTTTCATACCATCAAATAAAGACATCATAAAATCTTTACTATCTTTTTGAGTATCAACTGCACCAAACTGTCCTCTTCCAATGGAAGAAGTAAAGGTGAGATTAGATATTCCAAATTTTTTAGATGCTTTTCTGATATCTTGTTTTACTTGGTCTCCTACCGTGCCACTATCAGTTTTACCCAACATGCCAGCAGACACACCAAGAATCATAGCACCAACAGTACTCATTGCGGTTTCTTCTGGAGTGCCACCAGATGATTTGTCGCCTGAGTTGCCAAGCATCTCTTTGCCAGCACTACGATTTAAAGGAATAACACTCTGACCAGGAGATAGCATTCCTTTGGTTGGATTGTCATACAGTCCTGGTGCCAACCCACCTTTTGATAGTGGTACTATGCCGCCCTCTGACATTTTACCTGCCATCTCTTTTGTAGCACCTTCCCTGCCGTAAACATTACCAAGACCACCTTTTTCGTCTGGAATAACATTCATGAAGTCAATACGATTCATCCATCCACGAGAGTGTTCTCTGATTCGTGTATCCATCTTAGCAAGATTATTTGCTTGCTCTTCCTTTTGCTCTGGACTCAAGAATGGATTTCGTAGTGCTTCAATAGCATATCTAAATGGAGCTCCACCCACATCCAGAGCAACGCCAAGAGTTTTTCCTATTTCTCCAACTCCAGTCTGCCCAACTTGAAGTGCTTCATCTAAGAAAGTATTCTCTCCTTTTGCTTTCTTTTCATCAATTGATTTTTTTCTATCTTTTAATGACTTATCACCCACCTTTCCCAGTTGAAACATACCTTCGCCAAGAGCAGATATGCCAAGACCAACACCGCCAACAATTGCAGCGCCTGCACCAGCACCTATGCTACCAGCTGTTTGAGCAGCGCCACCAGCAGCACCAGCAGCGCCACTAACACCACTAGCAACACTAGCAGCTGCCTTGCCACCAGATAGCAAAGTCCTAATTTGCATGATGTTTTCGACTGCATCGAGTCCACCTAGAAGAGTGCCAAATAAATCAAATCCTCCTCCTTTATCATCACCTCCATCACCACCGCCGTCTCCATCACCTTCCTCATCTTCTTTATCTGCTGATTCGGATTTAGAAACACCAGCAACATCTTTTGTTTTTTCTAACTGTTTCTCTGCTCTAGCAAACTTAGCTTCTTCTAGTGCTTTTTTTCTTAATTCGGTTTGCGCGTCAATACTATCTTTAATAACGGCAAGTGTGCTAGAAGATCTAGTAACTTCTGATAAATTTGCACCTGCTAATGATTTAACGCCACCTAATTTGGCGTCCATTGACCCAGTGTCTTTTAGAATCCCAGTAAATCCACCAGCAATAAATTCTTTTAATTTACCTTTAGAATCTCCACCGCCATCTCCAGACGGTGGTTTGACTTGTTGATCACTTTTTGAAGTTTTATTCCAATCAAATTGTTTAGACCAATTAGCCTTTGCTTTCTTTGATTTAACTGGATTAAATTGATTACCTAAAGCAGATTTAAATAAAGATCCTTTCTTAGGCGTTTCTCCTTTCTCTGCTGCTTTTTCTCTTTGCTCCTTAGCATCTTCTGCAGCATCACGAATTTTCGCACCAATAGATGCAGCGATCCCCAATACCGATGGACCCTGACCTGCTTCTACTGGTGTGGATGTTCCTGCTGACATTCTATCTACTTACCTTTTGATATTTAGGATAGACCTTGTAAATAAACCATTTCATTACCAATTTTAGCAGCAGTAAATGGATTTGCTGGCACATATTCAACTGTTGTTGGTCCAGGCACAGAGACAGGAACGTATTGAATCATTGGTTGCACCATAGCAATAACAGTGGTGCCAATAGTGCCAGATCCAGTATTTTTCGGAATACCTATTGGTGTTATTTGACCCTCTGGTAGTGATGCACCTCTTACAGGTCCTTCCCAGGTATCAGCCCCTCCTCTTCCAGGTCTTGAAGTTCCTGGATTAAGAGGTCTTCCTATATTTCGTTGATACTCTTTTTCTAATTGATCCATCCAAGATGGAGCTGATTTCTTGGGAAATCCTTCTCCATAGGTTGCAGCAACTTCAGTGTTTTGTGATTGGTCATTGTATATTATTTTGCCCATTACATCAACTAAACCATCAACCTGTACCCCACCTCTACTTCCTATTTGCTCGTATCTAGTGAATGCTTTTGCTGGGTCTCTATAAACATTATACTCTTTATTAATACCAGGAAGAATGATAAATTTATTCTGCATCTTAATTAACCACTCAAGACCATGACCTATGACAGGTTGCCCACCCGTTAAATCTTCTGGCACTCGATAACCTGTATCAGGTCCATCCATTTCAAACACTCCTCGTATTTGATTAGTAAAACTAGAAGTTGTAGATTCTACGCCACCTCGTGCCATTGGTATACCAAATTCTTTTTTCTTTTTCTGTATCCTTTCGCCCAACTCTCTGATGGTTAATTTGCCATCATTATTCATATCCAAACCTTTATTGCTGCTATACCAACTTTTAGATTCTGGATAACCAGCTGGCTCAGTGCCACCTTTATTTGCTACAACAAAATCGTCTGGTTTTCCAACAAATGCAGGTAGGAAAACTGCAGTGTATAATTGACCAGCAGAAGCACCCTTAGGAAGTTTAGCATTCTCCAAATACTTTTGAACGTATGGCATCTGCTCTGCTCTTGACATTTTTTTCAAAGCAGCTTGAGTGGTGCCAGCAGCTATAGCAGAGGTAGCACTAAATTGAATTAGACCAACATGACCACCTTTGTTATCTGCATCTGGTCTCAATCCAGATTCAGACGCCATCAATCCCATCAAATCTGCCGCATTAATATTAAAATGTTGTGCTACTTTATTAACTGCTGCTCCAAATGCTGGGTCTTTTTTCCAATCAATAGGAACATATCCGCCTGGAGGATCCGCAGTATCCTCAGTATCATCACCTCCACCAATGTTAATACCAAACAACTTAAAGAAACTAGCAAAGAATTTACTCAACTCTTTAGCGCCTTGCTTTTCTGTCATCGCAGCAGAATCTAACTCAGCAGCAAAAGCAGTTTTCTTTAATCCAAATGTAGTTGCTAATCCACCAAGTAATGGCGAAAACATTTTAGCAAGCACACCACTAAAAGGTCCAGCAGCACTTATTAAACTAGCAAGAGCACCAGATATTTGAGCACCAATTACTTTAAATGGCATCTCCATTACATTAGCAAATGGTTGCGCTAGTTTCATTAAATCACTGGCACCTGCACCCAAACCTGTTGCTAAAATGTTACTACCTGCTCCCTGTGTTACTCCACCTTCTGCGAGTTTATTGGGAGATGCTGCTCCACCGTCTGCAGATTTATCAGGAGATGCTGCTCCACCGTCTGCAGATTTATCAGGAGATGCTCCAGTAATTAATTCAGGTCCTGCTTCACCAACTAAAGCATTTACAGAACCTGCTACTGGTCCTGTGCCTTCGGAAAGTGCTGTTCTTCCCACATTCATAATATTTTTTAACATACCAAATTTACCCATTCCACCTGGCATTTTTGGCATACCTTTAGGCATACCTTTGCCTCTTGGCATTTTTGGCATACCTTTTTTTCTTGCCTTTTTATATAATGGATTTTGTCTTGCTAATCCCGTTTTCTTTTTTCTGAGATTTGCAATATCTAAAATATCATCTGCACCACTAAGAATATCAAGTAAATTAAGTCCGCCTTCTTCATCATCACCGCCAAGATTGATGTCGCCTATGTTGATGTCTCCTCCAGTAGATGCTGTATCCACAGCAGCGGCATCATTTTCAGAATTAATTTCTACATCTATTGATCCAGCAATACTATTTTGTATCGCTTCTAGTATATCAGCAACTCGTGTTGTTTGATCAACTAGAGAAGTCATTGTCTGTGTCAGTTGATTAATCGACTGATTAATACCACCCAAAGATTTAGTAACGTTTCTAAATCCTGATGCTAAATCTTTTACTTCAGATTGTTGTTGTGCTTGTTGTTTTTTCTTCTCGGGATCTTTGTCTCCATAACCAAACGTGTCTCCAAACCCCGCCTTTTTACTTGATTGTTTTGATGGAATATTTTCAAAGAATGCGCCAACTGTTTGATCTAATACTTTTCCACCAAATTGATACCCCAATGCTTTTTTGAGAAAATAACCTTTCTCTTTCATTTCTGGTGGTATTTCAGCACCATTTTCTTCTGCTTCTGCTGCTCGTTGCTGTTGTTTTTTAGCATCTCCAAATGCTGTAGTAATTTTTTTGCCTATCCAAATACCAGCAGATAATACAGATGGACCTTGGTTTTCTCCTAAGGGTGCACCGCCCTCAAGTTTATCTATCAAACTTTTTCCTAAAGATTTACCAACATTTTTTAATCCACCACCCATCTTAGTCGCAAAAGATTTTTTTGGTGATGGTGGTTGATCTCCACCGCCGCCACCTGCTGGAGAAGTTTTCTTTTTCTTTGTAGCTTTATTTTTACTGCCTTTGGGTCTTCCTTTTTTCTTAGTTTTTTTTGCAGCTGGAGGTGGTGCACCAGTTGTATAAGTACCTTCCCACGGATCGGATACCTGATACTCACTGCGAGGTGGATTTACATCTTCTAAAATTGATTCTAATGCTTCTATTTTATCTTCAAGTATAACAACAACTTCTTCTTTTGTTTTTGGTGGTTTTTTCTCTTTTCTTTCTGCCTCTATCTCTTTCATTCGAGACTCAATAGCAGCTTCTTCTATCTTGGCATCTACTTGTTTTCTAAATGGTTTCTCAAGATACTCTTCTCTTAACCACTCCTGATATTTTATAATATTTTCCATCTGGCGCATACCACCGCCGCCATCATCCATCTGAGGATAACCACGAGGATCTTTCTTTAGATTTTCAATTAATGTATCAGCGTCGGCATTTGTTAAATTTACAGCTGACGAATACCCAGTGCCAAATGCTTCTCCACCAGTAAGTTTGGCTTTAAGTACCATCCAAGTTTTTTCACCAACCTTCCCAGGCCACCATGGCTGTTTTGGGTCTAATACTCCTTGCGGTGGTTGTGGTAAGTTATCTGGATTCATTTAAATTGCTGTTTTTGTTGTTGATTGTTTTTTTCTTCTTCTAAATGATTCATCAACATAGTAACATACACTTCTCTTTCCCATGGCAGCATCTCTTCCAATTCAGTGAGAGAAAACTTATGAAAATACATCAGATTAAAATTAGTCTGATAAAAATTGCCAAGAGTTTCATGGAAGAGGCTTATCCGAAAAAATTTGTCAATCCCTCAATGGTATATTCAGAAGCAACACCAGTATTTGGATTCATAAGAGAGAATGTATGAGAAACCTTTGGCATTGTAGCATAGAATTTTTGAATTTCTTCAAACTGTTTGCTTGTCAATCCTTCTAGGTAATCTTTAATTTCTTTCTTAGGTGTGGTTTTTGCTTCCCATACTTCATCTCCATCATATATTTGATCAATGCAATTAATAATCTCATCAAATATTTCTTCAGTGCTCTGATCTTTTTGTAAGATTTGAGAAGTTATAAACTGATCCATGCTTGGATACTTCATGATCAATCCACTTACATCAGAAAAAGCAACTTTTTTATCATGTCCTTCTGGTTTTAAACACGTAACTTCTTCAAGGTTTAGAGTATATGGAAGTTTAGTTTCATTATCATCTTTGGCAGTAAAAAGCATCTCAATTAATTCACCAACAGACTTAGATCGAATATGTAAGAAAATATATTCCAAGTCAAACATAGGAAGATCTTCTACTTTTATTCCTCGTGTAAGAATACAAGATTTTAGAATTTCAACAATAGCATTTCTTATCTGTTTATCGTCAGCTGATTCAGTAGCAATCAGAAGAAGTTTTTCTTCTTTTACTAGAAACGGTCTATATTTAATTGTCTTACCTGTAGAAGGTAATTCCAATTCGTAAGTCGGGACTGTGGGTTTTGGTAATGCCATAATTTTTCAATTTAATTAATTTTATTTGTTTTTAAATATCCATCTTCTATAATAGAATGATGCAGTTACTTTTAATAAAACAGATGCACCATACGACACAGGAGTGCTTTGTATAGAGTATGGCCACGCATCATATAGTGTATATATTCCACCTATTCTGCCTAGAGTAGAATCTTTATTTCTTTCGCCTTTAGTTATAATTAATTCTGGACACATATAATCGTTTGGATATGACAATCTATTACGAGAATATCTACCATCACCTACTTTTGTCACGTCATCAAATATTACACCAGTCCATGCATTTAAAAATCTTAATGGAAGTAAATTTGTATCACATGTCCACCCCAAAGTTATATCTTGATATGATTTAGTGTGTGCATAATTAATTTGCCCTTCTCCCATCAACACACCAGTGGTTTGTCCAGTAGATGCCATTATTCCAGGAAGAGAAGCTTCTTCACATAGCAAAGTGAGATTATCTGTAGCACTACCAATCACATTGGTCCCAAACCCAGCAGCTGTTAATGCTTTTGTTAACTTAGCTGGCAATTTGTTAAATCTAACTTCGAAGGTATTGGACATTGCCATACCGTTCTTGATGGCACCCAGAAAAGTGTTTATACCAGTTTTCCCAGTTAACGCCGCCATCTAAATATCTATATACTGTTACCTATTATTTATGGCATATTCTGGATTATACAAACCAGAAAACCCGCAAAAATATAGAGGCAATCCAACCAATATTGTCTATCGTTCTTTATGGGAGCGAAAATTCATGGTGTTTTGTGACAGAAATCCAAATATACTTCAATGGGGCAGCGAAGAAGTTGTTATACCATATAGATCTCCTGTTGATGGCAAAGTGCATCGTTATTTTGTAGATTTTAATATCAAATTATGCACTCGCAATGGAGAAACAAAGAAATATTTAATAGAAATCAAACCGAAAAAACAAACTATTCCCCCACCAGAGACATCAAAAAGAACAAAAACTTGGCGCACTAGTATAATGACTTATATGAAAAATAGAGCGAAATGGGAGGCAGCGGAAAATTGGTGCGAAGATAGACAAATGAAATTTATGATACTCACCGAAGATCATTTAGGAATTTAAAATGGCTAAAGGATTTGCTGATAAAAATAAAAAAAACTCGGGGAAAAATTACAAAACTATATTTGAGCGAGTGCAAGATCTTTCAGGTGGAGAAGAAAAACCATGGTCGTGGTATCGTCAACATGTTAAAGCAATAGCACTGGATTACAAAAAACACCCAGAAAAAACAATTAAAGAAGAAAAAAAAGATAGAGTGCAAGATGAAGATATACAAGACAAAAACGAAATAAGAAGATACGCTAGACAAGGACGATTATTTCTTTTTGAATACAAAGCAATATCAAAGTATCTTCCATATTATGATCAGTTTCCGTTAGCGTATGTATTAAAAGCAAATAAAGATCATTTTATTGCAGCGAATTTACATTACGTGCATCCAAATAAAAGATTACGAATAATTGCTGATTTATTAGACGATAAGATTAACGTTCCTTCGTGTATTATTCATAAATATATAACAGAACATGTGAATGGATTCTTACTAGACTTGGCATCTGCTGAATGGGAAACATCCATCGCTTTACCAGTAGAGAGTTTTGTAAAAAATAAAAACGGACAGTTGTTTTCATACAAATCAGATGAAGTATGGAAAAAAACTAATGAAAAATTTTATAATAAATTTAAAGCGAGAAGAATCGTTAAAGGTTATGGTAAACCATCGGATATCGAGGATGTAGAATAATGTTAGCAAAGAAGGTAACTATACCAAAAACTGGAACACTTTCTGCTAAAGGAAGATTTCGCTATCCAGATATAGCATATCAATCTGATTCTGATTATGTGCAATTTACATTTCATGATTATTCAGCGCCATTTAGTCAACAATCTCAAGTTGCAGCGGGAAGTTTGTTTGGGTTAAATGCATATAATGCATCTGCTTCATCTGGATTAGGTGGGGCAAAAGCAACAGTATTGTTATACATGCCAGAAGACATTGAAAATCAATATGGTGCTGGTTGGACAGATACAAATCTAAGTAACATGGCAAAAGGAGCTCTTGGATCCTTTGGAGCTGCCGCTGCAGGTGATATTGGCAAAGGAATTCAAACTATTGCTGAGACATTAGGTAAAGCGACAGAAAATGCAGTTACGAAAGGAACACTTATAACTAACGTAATCAGTGACGCTTTAAATAAAGCAAACTTTGCTTCTTTAACAGTAAACGATATTTTTGGGTCAACAACTGGTCAAATATTAAACCCAAATACTGAAGTATTATATAAAGGACCACAAATGAGAAATTTTTCTCTTAGTTTTAAAATGGCACCTAAAAATAAGAAAGAAGCAATAGAAATAAAAAATATAATACATGTATTTAAAGCAGCAACATTACCTAGATTTGGTGGCGCAGGAGATGCAACAAATGCATCATTTGTCAGAGTACCACAAATAGTAGATGTTACATTCAAAACTGGTAATACAGACAATCCATGGGTAAGTCAATATAAACCAGCGGTAATAAAAAATTTGGATGTTTCCTATACTCCAGACGGAGCATGGGCAACATACGGTGATGGATCTCCCGTAGCAACATCTATAAAAATTCAATTTCAAGAAATTAAAATGGTTTATGCTGACGAATTATCAGAGCAAGGAGCATCATACTAATGTATTTCTCACTCATACCAGACATACAATACGACGAGAAACCAGTCAAGTTTCCTTTCTCTCAATCAGATTATGTTGTTGCTAAAAATTTCTTTCGTCGTTTCAAAATTGATGAAGATAGATTTAGTTACTCAGTATTTTTCAAGCGTTATGCTATACAAGATGGTGATCGTTTAGATTTAATTGCAGAGAAAACTTATGGCACAGCATTATATGATTGGGTTATTATATTAACGAATAATATAATCAATCCATACTTTGATTTACCAATATCAGAATCACAAATAAGAGATTTAACAGAAAATCCAGACGCTATACATCATTACGAAACTTTAGAAGTAAAAAACAGCGAAGGAGTGGTTGTATTAAAAGAAGGAATTATTGTAGATCAAAAATTTGTTGCTCAACCATTTGTTTACTTAGATAAATCAACTCCTTCATTCATTTACACAAGTAGAGTAGGTAGTATCATAACAAAATTAGTAACAAACTTAGATCAAGCAATACTAGAAAATGAAGCTAAAAGAGAAATTTATTTATTAAAACCAAATTACATAGCACAATTTGTGAATACATTTAAAGCACAAAATTTCTATTCTAAATCTACCAACTATGTTGATAGTCAACTTAAGAAATCGGGTGTGTAAACTTTTTTAACAAAAAAAATTGGGCGGTTTTTTTGCCGCCCAAAATGGTTTTTAGTATGCGATTTTGAAAATCAATCTTCTTCAGCAAGACGAGCGAAGTAACTTAGAGCATCATCTTCTTCCTCTACACCACCAGAAGTGACTGCTACTTTAACAGATTCACGTTTGGCAGGTGGAGCATAAGCATCTTCATCAATGATTTCTTCATCAAGAGTAGGACGATTGTATTGAGCACGAGAAACGGCAGGAGTTTTTGTAACTCCTAATACTAGATTCAATCTCTCCTCCAACTCTTCATATGATTTGAAGTTGTCAGCAGACATAAATGCCTGTAAAGATTGTGCTTTGTGCCAGACAGCTTCAAGTGCGGAATCATCAGATAAAAGTGCCGTAGGAGCTGCAAACTCTGACTTATCATAATTCCAGTAACCAGCAACATTAGTGATCTTCAGTTTGAAGTTAGCACCTTCCCACAAATCAAAAGGATTTACGGGTGTTTCATCTTCAAATTCAGGTGAAGCTGCTGCAATAATTTTATCAAAGATTTTCTTGCCAAATTTATAAAGAAAAACTTTACCTTCATTCTCTGGATTTGCTTTATCGCTTACCACATAAATGTTGGCAGTGTATGACAGTTTACGCTTCTGCTTGCGAGCAGTTTCTTTATCAGGATCACTACCACTATTCCATAGTTTACGATTTACTTCACCGACAGGATCTTTACCGCCGTTGGTAGTTAATGAGTTTTCAATATACCAACCACCAGGACCTTGAAACGCATGAGAATATAGTTTAACAAAATGACTATCTTCGCCATCAGGAGCAGGAAGAAAACGTATAACAGAAAACCCATTACCTGCACTATCAACAGTTGGTTTCCAGAAACGATCATCGCCGTTAGAAGAAGAGTTTGCTTTCTCCAACTCTTTAGTCAGAGAAGAGAAGTCTTGTGATTTACGCTTGAGATCAGCAAAAGACATAGGATTACCTTAGATTTTTTTGGATTTGGTTTATGTGACGCTTGTCACTTCTTTATTATAGCACAGAAGATAGGAGGCGTCAACCCTAATCTTCGATTACATATTCTTCGAATTTTTCTAATGTGTCTAGCATGTTGGTCATAACAGACATTACATCACCAGCATCCCAAGCACCGTAAAGCATACGAGCTCCTTCTTCAATGCTATTACACATATCAACAGCACGAGGATCATCAGAAAGTTTTAAACGTGTATAAAAGATTTGTTGTTTTTCTATTAACTCTCTTACTGTATAAATGTAATTCAGTTGATCTACTTTAGTATTTTCACCAGTAGACATAATTTCGTATGCTAGTTGTTTCAACTTTTCTAATTCTTCTGCTTCTTTTTGCACAATATCAGAGTCGAAAAAGTCGTTCATACCAGTGTTAGTTTTGCCTTTGATGTTTTTTTCATATAGTTAAGATGCTGTGCATCACATTTTAACTTTTCTTTTAATGGTTTTGTGATTAATTTTGATACTGTTTCAACTTCAATGTTATTCGTGTCGCAATACTGTAGAATGGCATCAATATAATTTATTTCATTATATGATGCAATCTTCTCTACTTCTTGTGAGAATTTTGCACTTGTCATAAATTTGTCCTCTAAAATTTCAGTTTTATTCATAGGTTTTTTTATACTCGTCTATGTATCCAATTAATTTTTGAAGATATATCTTTTTTGGTGTCTCTACAAACACTTGAGTGTCTCCACTTTCACAAGCAATGATAGTTACAATTTTATTAACTTTTATTTTGTATCTTTCATACAGCATACATGCATATGCCGTTTCTTGAATAAGATAATCTTGAATCCACTCAAGTTTTTTTTCTTCAGCAGATGTTTTAAAATCAATTATAGACAATTCACCATCAAATTCAGCAATACAATCAACTCGTCCTGCAATCTCCAGATTATCTGAATATAATGCAGCTTCTTGAGCGTAAATATTATTGATTCTGTCCAGTGTTTTTTTAGAATTTTTAAACATCATCAAAGGCAAATGTTTGTCTTTGAATTTAGTTTCATCGTATGTATTATTTAGGTAGTCTTCAACAATAGAATGGTATGTTGTGCCGCGTGATGCAGCACGAGTAGAAATTTGATTTGCTTTTTCTTCACCTATTCTTTTTCTCCACTTCATTATACCAGCTTTCTTTTCTGGATTGCAAGACAAGACAGTAGTGATAGAGGGATACTTACCACCAGAAGGCACAGGATAAACTCTGCGCCCGTCTATATTCTCAGCAACTAATTCAATTGGAGTCAAAGGCAAATGATTAAAAAGCATTCTATTAAAGTCCTAGATTCGTTTTACTAATTATGTAACTGCGCACAAGTCCGCTACGCACAATATCTTCAATTTGAAATTCAACAGTAGAAAACTCTTCCATTGTCTCAATAATACGCATAAAATCAATTATGCCACTACGTTCTTGCGTCCTTACTAGATCAGACTGTCTAACGTCACCAGTGAAGATGATTTTAGAGTCTTGCCCAATTCTAGTAATGATGGAGTCTAGTTCGTGGAAATTTAAATTTTGCATTTCGTCAATTAAAACGATACAATTATCTAATGTTGTGCCACGAATAAAAGATGTTGACCAGAAAGAAATAGTCTCTTGTGCTTTGAGATTATAATATAGTTTATCGAATTCGTCATCACTTGGCATCTCAAACATATATTTTACCATATTTTTGTATGGAATTTGATAGAGACTTGATTTATCTTCATGATCACCAGGAAGAAAACCAATCTCTCGTGTTGCTACAAGTGAGCGCACAATATATATTTTTTCGTATGGAGTATGCTCATTGAGCACATCTTTTAACGCAAGATATAAAGCGATAAATGTTTTGCCTGTGCCAGCACACCCATATGCAAACATGTTTTTATTTTTTGCATATTCTTCAAAATATTTTCTTTGATTTTCGGTAAGCGGCTCAATATCAGTTATTAAATCAAAATTAATTGGTTTTTTTCTTTTTAATTGCTTGGCATTCATTCCAACAGAATTAATTTGTTTTGCTTTACGAGTTCTTACTGGCATGTTAGAGTCTATCCACTATTGAATTAGGACGATCCGCAGCACGATTGACAATGGTTTTCCAATCACTATCAGTTTTGTTTTGCCAGTTTCCTACTTCAGAAACAGCATGTAGAAGTGTTGGCATCTGAGTTAGATGTGGATTAGCATCAAGATATGGTAATCTCTCTGCCATATACATCCACTTCTCAAACTCTTCACCTGTATTATTATTCTTGAATTTATAAG